TTTTTCTTCTTTAGACCAATGAATAATACAATCTCGTTCAATAAACTTTTTTAACCACCATTCATATGGATGTACACTTAAGTGAAGCTTATGCCCCACCAATCTACCCATAACATCATCTTCAGTAGCAATCTGAAAGAAAACATGTTGACAAGAGCTTAAACAATTATCTAATACTTTATCTACATGATGAGGTCTTATATGCTCCATTACATCCGTACAGAACCCATAAGCTGCTTTAACGGGTAGGGGTTGAGATAAGTCCGCCTCTACAAATCTTAATGCATGCTTCTGTGTTTCTAACATGGGTCGAATATCTTCGTCTAAACAATTATCTGCGAAGTCAACCATGGTAACATCTAAGCCACCAAAAAAAGCTAAATTAAGGGAACCACGTCCAGTACCACAACCTAAATCTAATACTGACGCCCCTTTAGGTGGTCTAGCTTGTTTTAAAAATTCGTGTGCGATGTGTTCACCAGGAGCTGTAATTCTATACTCTGGTCTGTCCCACATCATTTTATATAAATCTTTTTCTAAAGGTCTTACATTACTTACTTTAACTTGCGGTGCTTCTGAAAACATTGATGATGCTGTTGTCATTAAAAAGTCCTTAGTTTAATCAAGTCTTAAAATAGCACTTGTTGAAGTGGCTGTTGGAAATTGAACTGTAAAGCTAGTTGTAGCAGTTTTATCAGAGCCAAAATTTAATACAAAACACGCTGCTCCAGTAGTGCTATTATAAATTAATGCCCCCCTACAAGTAAAGCTTGCAGGAGACCAAACTACATTATTAAATGATACATAAGCAGTATTGGTATCATTATCAAGCGTAAGTCCAGTAGGTGTTAAACTTTGACCTGTTGCTGTATAGCCAGTGCCTGTTACTTCATCAGTAGATGTATAAGCTGTGGTTGTATTATTTAAATCTGCTAAAGTATTATATAATGCTATTTTGTAAGTATAAGGGGAGTTTGTGTAAAAATTCTCTAACCCTTTTAAAAGATTTTGTTTAAATAGTGTACAAGCAGTTTGCGTAATCATGACCTAACCTTAAGTTTAGTTTGACCATCTCTGTAGGCGTCACCTCTCTCAAGTCCATCACCAAGACGTTTAACCTGAGATAAAGCTTCTTGATATTTATCTTCATAATTTTTAATAACATCTTGTTCTTGTTTCTGAAATAACATAGCTTCACGCATAGACCCATATAATAATACTGGATCATAATTATCGCCTAACCAACTAGTACCTGTTGTATTAGGAATAGTTAATACTGTAGTAGCAAAGCCACTTCCAGAACTACCTAAAGATGTATTAGATGCACTTAAAACATCACCTACCTGATAGAACTGCCCACCATTCACTAGCGTAACAGAACTCACAACACCAGATACGCCCACTACAATATTAGCTAACGCACCAGAGCCTGATCCGCCTGTTAAGGCTACATTAGAATATAACCCTGCGACATAACCAGAACCAGGTGTAAAACCTACAATTAATGCACTAATTAATCCCTGTACAATAGATATAGGATAGTAAAAATAATGTAATTCTACGCTATAACTGGAGTCTGGAGTAGGTCCAAGAATTAATGAAAGTTCATTTAAATTTCCCGATTGTGACCCAAACAATGCATAATGTGTAGGTATACCAGTATCTGCTGGCGTTGGAAATGCTTGTCTAATATAATTAACATCTTTATTTAAAAGATACTCATATGAGCCATCTGTATTAATAACCGCTAAAGAATAATTAGATAACCAATCATCTGGTAATGAAAGATACTTATTGCTTGCGGTTAAAGTGCCAGTAACATTTTTACGTAACGAAGGTAACTGAACTGAATTATAAATACGTTCTTCGGCTTCTTGAACAAAACGAGGTATATTAGCTACAAATAACTGTTCTGTAGTTTCCGCATAATCCTGAATTGATTGATACAGCTGAACGTAGTTCATTACTAGCCTTGCTTACCGCTAATCTTACGACCTTTAGTAGCTGCACCATATCCACGCATTTCTTTAACACCATATGGATTTACTTCCTTATAGTTGCCCTTGCTAACACCGCCAACGGACATATTCATTTTACTTATTCCATTGCCAGGCATAGACACTGCTTCATGCTCCGTACCGTTTGGATTAGGCATAGGTTGTTTATAAACACCAATGTCATCACCGCCACCTGTAGGATATGAAAAGCCAGTATAAGCACTTGCATCTTTATTTTCTGTTGCATGTCCTAAAGGATAAGATATTGCTGGAGTTACTTTAACTTTATTATCTTTCATATTATCTACCTCTTCCTGTATGACGTTTTTGATTCATAACTTTAGCCATGCCACGACCATACTTTTTCATATCGCTATTCATTTTACCACCACCTGAACGAGTAGCTGGGCCATCTTGAATACCAAGTATTGGGCCTGAATCACCTAAGTTATGTCCTTTTGTTTTGCCTTGTTTAGTAATACCATCAGCTGCTTTTTTAAATGTCATTTTACTTCTCCTAATTAAGTTGTGACTATAGTTACATCGCCTATTATAACATTAGTTGTAAGTGCATTAGGCGTTAATGCAACATCAAAAAACTGTGAACCTCCCACTGGATTCCAGCCCCATTCAATCTGACGGCTACCATCCGTAGGGTATCCTGCATCTTGAATATTGTTAGAATTATTTAAACCAGTTTGTAACCCTGTATTACCACCTACTTCATATGATAAATCTGGTCTTGGCTCACGTACTGCTTGCGGATCATTCACAGGATACATACCAAGATGAAGCTGGGGCTGATCAGGGGACCAACATTCCTGACAAACTTTAATGCTTACTTGTTTTGTTTTAATAACAAGTTTTCTAAGCTCTTTAAGTTTAAATCGTTGGCCACAAATATCACACTCAGCAATTGAATGCTTGCCACTTGAATATTTAGTTGGCATTATACAAACCTACCTTTAGTCTTACCACGCTTTTCAATTCCGTTACCACGTATTCTTTTAATGCTTATTTTACCGCCTTTTTTATGGCCTTTTTCAGATTCATAAAATGGTGATTTACCTTCTTTAATTCTATCTTTAGCAAACTTTTTAGATGTTGCATATACATCTTCTGGTACTTTTCCAGTTTCTCTGATGTAGTTTAAATCAGCTGGATGTATACCAGGAGTAATTGCTGGTCTATATATTTCTTTACTCTTAGGTTCACCAACAGATACTTCTGTCATTACATCACGATTATTAGGCATACGTATTTCACCTAAATGACCTACATCTTTATACTCTTCGCTTTGATAGCGTTTACCATAGCCTTTATTTGTTTTAGCCATGACTACCTTGTGTAAGACATATTTCTAGGAACAAACCTAATAGATGCTTTTTCTCTGTCCTCTTGAGATGCTAGATCCCATTGTTTGTCATAATCAGCTTGTAAAAATGCTACTCTTTGTGGGTCTACACCGGCTAATTTAATAGACAAATAATAGGCAAGTCCAGCCACTAATGGTGGCAAAAGTCTAAAAGGAATATCATTCACTGTAATACCAGTGCCAGCATCCTGTATTCTTCTTAATCTCCAATAGACAAATGTATATTGTGATCCAGGAGGGTTAGGTGAAGGCCATACATTAATACTAGGTAAATTTTGTACATCTACATAATTATATGAAGGTCCAGTAGCTATATGAGCCGCTGCAGTAGTATTAGCCTGTCCACGGTAACAATTTAGTAATTCATTGGTAGCATTATCTACATTAGGGTAATAAATAATTTCACTATCAATTTTAATGTATCCAGCAGAAGCTAAAGAGCTTACATTGCTTAATGTAATAGTGGTATCTGTTGCGCTAATAGAAGTGGCTAAATAAACTGTTGTAGGATTGCTTTGTCCTGATTGACGATTAATCCATACTTGAATGGGTCGGCCTGTAGCATTTTTATTTGGGATAGTAGAGTAAGTATCGTTAGATATGCGGTTAATGTTAATATCTGACTGGTTTGAATCGCTACCTGTTCTAGTCACCATGCTTAATATATCAATAGTATCTACTGGTAAGGCGTAAGTAATTTGGTTAGATACCATAGGAATCTGACCTTCTTCAATTGTCCAAAGGTTTATTCCACGATTAGCCCATTCAATAGTTAATAAATTTAAACTGCGTCTAGCAGTCTTAAAATCATAACCCGTTCTTAATTCTAACCCGCAACGTTCGAATGACTCTTCAATGAGGTCATTCATGTTCAGGTCAAATACAGAAGTGCCTGTAGTTTGAGCCATTATTTATTTCCTTTAGGGAATCCTGCTTTCATATTTGCATATGCTTTTGTAGAAATAGTAGATTTAGATTTATCTCTAGAAATACCTTTTTTCTTTCGAGCATTTATATTTGCATATAACCCTACTGGGCCACCTTTAGCGTATTGAGTAAAGTCAGTATTATCTTTACGAGCTTTTGTTTTGCCTTTAGGCATTTTAGATGGAGTAATATCACCCATACCACGAGAAGCTCTCATGCTTTTGTCTTTCCACGAATAGCACAACCATCTGCACGTGCTGAGGCTGAACCACCTTTAGCCATTTTTTTAGCTGAAAATAATTTATCAACCATTTCTATCCTTTGAGGTTTAGTTGTAACTTTATTGATAATACTTAATCGTTTAGCTTTATTTTTCTTTGCGTCATAAAAGCCAGCTTTTTTTAAGTCTTTAATTACTCCGCCTGATTTAAAAACTTTTTTTACTGTATCAACTATCTTTTTAGGGATAGCTTTCATAGCTTTAACAGCGTCTTCGTTTTCTTTTGTTTCACGAGTTTTTACATCGTTAGCTGCTTGATCTACTTTAGCATCTAGTTCTTTTTGTTTTTGTTCATCAAGTAATTCTTGTGGAGTAGCCATATTA